GCGCCAGGGTACAGAGTAACCAAGCCCTGACTATCAGCTTTGCGAAAGATCCCGAATTTAACCTGGTGTTTGTCCGGGTAAATAATAGCTATCTCGAATGTTGGGCGCGGGAATTTAAGACTAATGGTCAGGTTAAACTTATTTGTAACTCTAAAGCTATAACCTTCTATAGCGAGATTGTCAGTTACCTACGCTTAATCAGTAACCTTAAATCTATCTGCTTTGTAAAATCTGATATTCGGATAACTGATAGCCTGAAACGGGAATTGAACCAGGGTTTACACATTACTAAAAACCCCATAAAGCTAATTAGTAATAATCCCCGGGATTTATGCATCGCCTATATCAATTTAACCCAGTATAAACCCGGGAAATACGACACCTGGCAGGATTTTATGAACCAGTTTCACCTACATATGCACCAAGAGCTATTTATGGCCTGGATTTATGGCTTATTCGTTGACTCCGACTTTAACCGGCAAATATTGTGGGTATCGGGTGTAGGATTTAGTGGGAAGTCGACCGTCATGAGTACCATAGCCAAGATACTCTCTGCCTACAATGAGGATTTGGTTAAAACCATCACCGGCCAAGTCTTTTTTGATAAATTTAGCCTGGAGGGTTTCGATACCTGCCGATTAGCCATTTTTGCCGATGCTGACGAGTATGATTTCTTTGCCCGGCGTGACGTTCTCACCATGACGGGTGGTGATTTTGTCACTATTAATCGTAAGAATAAACCTCAACAATCTAAATACCTGAAAAATAAAATAGCCGTGTACTCCAATTACCCACCTACAATTGACCGAAAGGCCATACACCAAACTACCCGCCTACTGCATGTGTGGATTGATAAGGAGAAGGTGGATAAGGCTTTTAATAAGGGTAAGCAGCAAATAGCTTTTGAGCTGGAGGCACAATTCCCGGCGTTCATGGCACAAGCCGGTGAGTTCTATCATAAACATTTGGATAAAGACGGAATGCTGAAGTAATGACTAATATAGTACCTATAGACAAACGTCAATATAAGCAATCCTTATACACCGATATGATAGCCCTATTCTATAAGCATAAGCGCAATCTATCTGACACCGAGCTACTCGAGTTTGTCATCCGCTATACATTCACTCTACTTAAGTTAGATACCACCATCAAGACTGAGTACAACGAAGCCTATTGTGATCTATTCCTTAAATACGCTAAAGAGAATGTTAACCCGGAGGGATTCTGGGGTGAATACCTGATAGATGCCGGATGTAAAAAACAATGGATGCTGGAATCGCATAAGTTTAAGCAGACCATGAGTATTATCCCGAACTTAACCGCTAACCTTATCAACAAGGGTTTTAAATCGATTACCGATATAGCCGGGGATTCAGGGGATATGAAAATACTTAGTCAATTATTGTTAAAGGTAATGGATGTGCAGTATCGCGGGGATAAGGACTCAGGTGTAATTAAAGAACGCGGGCGTGAACTTGCCGGGGCTAAAGAGCGTAGCCCTACAGAAATAGACGAAGCCGCCGCACAAGAAGCCGAAGAATATTTAAAACGTCAGGAGTAATATGGAAATACGTACCCTGTACCCCTACTACTATGATCTATCTAATAGGAAATATTGGGTAATTACCCTGACTAAAATCATCGCCAGCGCCCAGTGTGCTAATCGTATCCGGCCATTAAAAGCCCGAATCATTCTCACCTATTCCAAAAAAGCTACCAAGAATAACCATGTTTACCAAAGACACTACTGGACAGACGAGGAATTAATCGGAATTTATAAAGAAGTCCTGCAACGCATATTCCTGTGTAGTACCCAGATAGTTAAATGGGATGTCCGCGAAGGCTATCCACAATATATACCTCAAGTGCATTTACGGGTAATCGAACTGCGGAAATCTGAATAAATTGTTTCACGTGAAACATTCCTAACTTAAAACTTCAACTAAATTCAAGTGCTAATATCAAGAAAATATCAGGGATGTTAAATGCCGACCAGGAACAGGAGTAAAACGATGTATGCGCTTTTTAAAAACAATAAGTTTGTAAAAATATGCCCGGCTATGCTGCTTGACGAATACATCAACGACAAAAATTATATGCACTATCGCTTAAGGCCGGAACAGTCCAGTCATGGGGTAAATCACGATGACTACTATTATGACCTGAATATCGAGGGTAAATTAATTGTAATGCCAAAAAGCTCATATTGGGAAAAGATATACCGGGATACCCTGGATGCTGAGAAGCGCCACTATGATGCATTGGTTAAGCAGTTAGTAGGCATGACATTTACACAACGGCTCATTGCATTATTTAGGGGTTACAGATAATGGATTTACAAGCGACATTGGCGGCCTTAACTACAGCAAGCGTACAAAATGGGGTTATCGCACAGCTTACGAGGCAAGCCTATATCAATCCTTTTGTTAACGAGATAAATTACTCTCAATTTTTACCCATAGTATATTTTAATATCATAGAACAGACCATCTCAATCTCGAATACCACAACTATTAATTTTACCCCATCGGACATTTTTAGTGCTACCGACTGGATTTTATTAAATGCCACTCTCTAAATAAATGGAATACAAGGCTAGGTTAACCGAGATACTCGAAAAACGTAGGTCAGGCGTATTAAACCTACAAGATAGTGAGGACTTTGCCAAGATAACCCGCTATATAAAAACTAAGGATTATCCAAGTTATTGTAAGGCAATCCGGCCAACGTATAAATGGGCGTGGTTTCAGGAATATACACAACAAAGATTAAATAATGCCTTTGAAAAAAAGAATGGCCGAGTAATAGGATTACAACATCAGCAAAGTGCAAAAAGCGAGTTGTACGCTAGATGCGCAGTAAGTTACTGTTTTGGCAAGTTTCCAGAATGGAAAATACTCTATTTAACCTACTCCGATACGCGGGCTAAAGTAGTGGCCGGAGATATTTTAGGACTGATAACTACATCGGAATATAGCGACATATTCCCTGAAGTACAGTTAAAGGATGATGTTAGAGATGAGGTTCGTACCGCTAAAATGCGCAGACAAAAACTCACAATCAGCAACTTTACCAACATGGCTAGTAAGCGTGGCGAATTTTATGCTACAGGTATTGAAGGCTCTTATAATGGTTTTGATGCCAATTTGATAATCCTGGATGATTTCTTTTCAGGATATGAGGAAGCTAATAGCCCTACTATCCGCGATAAGCGTTGGCAAGCTTTTGTGAATAATATTATTACCCGGCAGCAAAAAGATACGGTAATCCTAGTAATGAGTACAAATTGGCACGCGGATGACATTATCGGGCGATTAAAGGATTATATCAAAAACAAACCTGCTAATACCCCGGATTGGGAAGTAATACAGTTCGATGCCCTCAAGGATGAGCGTGATTACCCATATGACCCCAGGCTACCAGGTGAATACCTCTGGCCGGAGCAGCGTATGGATGTGTACTTAGAGAAACAGGCATTAGACCCTATTGGTTGGATGACTACCTATCAAAATATACCGCCTACAACCTCCGGGGTAATCTTTGATGCTTCATGTTTTCGTTGGTATGACGAGCCGGTTAATCCTAAAGGTATGCAGATCGTAATTAGTATTGATCCGAATTACAAAAAAGATTCCAAGCAAGGTGATGAGGCTGCAATTGTGGTACTCGGCTTTCAGGCCAATAAAGTCTATTTACTTGATTTCTCAGCAGTTAACAAGGTAGATATATTGGATAACTGCCAGCGCATTAAACAATACATTATTAAATACCCTAACTACTATGCTGTCCTTGTGGAAGTCAAAGGCCAGGGTGAGGACATCGTTACGTTGCTCAACGATGAGGGTATTGGCAAAGTTAATAGCTATGACCCTAAGAACATCGGTAAATTATACCGGGCGCAAGTAATGATTCCTTACTGCCGAGCCGGACAATTCCTATTACCCAGTCCTGAATTAAAAGACAGCATGGGCTTTCCAGTCTGCCCGAATATACAAAAATACGTCAATGAATTTATGCGCTTTACCGGTTTTGAGGGCGGCATTGATAACTGCGTTGATGCTACCAGTCAGGCATTTATCGAATACGGCTACCTTCTTGAACCAATAAAGATAAGTATGGGTTCTTATCATATTAAGAATGAAATGGGTATCGGACGTGGCCTCACCCAACTTAGCAATCCTATGAAAAGGTTAATGGACAATGGCAATAAGAAAAAACCAGCGTGGGCTAACCGCCGATAGGCGTGTTACCTCGGATGAGCCTTATATAGATAAAGACAATAAAATTGTCATACCTGTAAAGAAGGGTACACCCTTTACGCAACAAGTAAAAAACTTGCTCATGGGTAAATATTCTAATGACCTAAATGTAAGCAACAAAGAGGTGTTTTCGACATTTCTTGATGTAAATGCCCTGATTGATGCAGAAGAAGGTACACGTATCCCCTTTGTATCTACTCTCTATGGCAATTTCTTAATCAATCCAAGCTCGGTAAGCATCGGCACATTCCAAAAGATGTTGCAGATTGATGATGTTGTACGTAGATGTTATGAATTAGATGTAGCGACTATTGTTGATGGAATAGGTGAATATTATCATGACGTACCAGAAATACAAGAATTTATTAGACGCTCTTTTAAGATATTACGTGGTGGCAAAGACGAGCTAGTCAGGAAAGCCTTATCCGCAATGTGGGCAGGATTCTGGTGCGGCCTTATGATGACTAAAAAAGATAACGATGGCTATACGGTAATTGAGGATGTCATGCACATGCCACAGCTATCAATACAGTTTACGGCCACACCGCAGGGTGATGTTGACGATATATACCAGTATGTATATAACTACCCATACGCAGGTACGCAAAACGCCTTAAGCATTATGTATAGCTCTATTAATAATTATGACTATTCAGTAGGCGGTGGTGCAACAGGTCAGGGATTTGGTAACAATTTTGGTATAGATAGCCAGGCATCCCTGGGTGACATGGACTATCCGTTCCGTACCAATTTCATAAATACCTTTGGCCTGGTTAAGTTAGATAAAAAGCGCATAATGCACTTTATATACGATAAGCACAACGGCAAAATTAATCCCTATGGTTATTCACTATTCCGGGATTTCTACCAAATATGGATACGTAAAACCCTCACTGTCAGACTCCAGACATCAGCTATGCAACGTTGCGCCAATCCAGTATTAATCGGTTATGCCGATGCCAAAAAGGTAATTGATACACCAATGGGTATGATGCCAATAAATGCAGTGGACGCGCTTTATAATACCTTGCAGACCTATACCGAGGAATCAGCGGTTATCTTGCCAGGATTAAAAGGACAAATGTTTGAGGTTGACGTTGTTGACTATGTAGCTAACTTTGATGTGTACGATAAAGCACTAGCCTATCAAGACCGTGGTATTGAATCAGCATTGTTTGTGCCAGAGGGTATATTCAGCGGTGGCGGCAGCTATGCAGCAGCTACAGCCCAGAATAGCATATATGCCCGGATGATGAACTCCATATCGAATGAGGTCGAGCATTGCATACTAACCCAATTTGTAGCATTTTTAATACATGAGAACTTTGATGAAAAGACGTTGGACTTTGGCCGGTTTGAGAATAAGTTACAGAATCTTGATGATCAGATTAAACAAGTCAAGATATATGAAACACTTACCTCACAAGGGTATATGTCCCCAAAAGTACAATCTCAGGCCAATATCGTATTAAAGACCGTTGGCTTACCGGAACTGGATGATGCCGAGTTTAAAGAACTCCAGGCGGCCAATGAAGCCAAAGAACCTGAATCACCAAGTGACACTACAAAAAAAACTAATACTAAATCAGCCAGTGACCACTACACCAATCGTAGCAATGCAGAAATTAACTAAGGAATAGAAATGCAAAAACCAATAATTTTACAAAACTGCGGATTCAGTGTAGGGGTAGCCAAAGACGATAACACCACAATGGATGTGAACGTCCAGGCATTGCATACCGGTATATTCGTTGATATGAATGGTACTGAGATTATCATTGATAAGGCCATGCTGGAAAATCTGGTTAAAACCTATAATGAGAGTGCGGCTGTAACCTATGCGATTGATGCCGAAACCGACCCCTCAGTTAAAGATATAGCCCTGGAAGATTTCGACAATCGCAATGCGCCGAACCAGGTTAATCATAATGCAACCGATGCTAATTTAACCGTGGGTCATGTTGTTGGCCTAATGGAACTTAAAGAGATAAATGGCAAGACATACCTATTTTGTAAAGTCCGGGTTAAGGGTGAGGAGAATGTTGCCAAAGTCCGGGATAAACGCTTCCGTAACGTGTCAATGCAATTTAATCCTGAAACATACGACTTTGTAGAAATATCCTGGGTAGTCAAAGGTGCAGCCTTTGAATCCCATACGATTCTTGGCAAAAGTGAAAACCCAATACTTAAAACTTTAGATGTTGATATTGATAATATTCTTACAAAGCAAAAGAATATTGCTGTCATGAAACGTGAGTTAGATGCAACCAAGCATTTAATAGCATTGTCAGTAAATGGGCGAATAAACAGAGTTCAGTTAAACAAGGTGAAAGCTAGTTTATCCAAGTTTAATGACCCAAAAGCAGTAATAGAATTAATGGAAGAAGTTTTACCCGATACCGAGTTTAAACCGAAAGTCATTAATAACCAGATTCTCTTAAAAGAACTATTAAAGGGTAAAACAATTATGCCAGCAAATGTAAATGCTTCTCAATCAAAAAATCCAATTGATGCATTGAAAAATGCTCAAACGGTTGTCATGGGGGATATGGGTGATATTCAACATTCTAACATCGGCAAAGATGATGTACTGGCCTACTGTGACGCGGCTGATAAACATATGGAACTCATGGCAATGTCTGCGGATGGCTATGAAAAAGGCGATATGGAAATGGGGCGCAAGTATGGTGAAATGGCTAAAAAACTAGCTATGGACATGAAGGGTGGTAAGGCCAAAATGTCTGACTATGACATTGACAAAGATTCCGCTAAGTCGGATGAAGTCAAGGAAATGGGTAAACGCATCAAGGCAGCCGAGGAAGAAGTCAAAAAAGAAGTCGAAGAAAAACTTGCCAAGTTTGAAGAAAAAATTACCGTAATGTTAGCTAATCATAATCAAGCAACTACCAGTGAAATGAAAGATGTCAAAGATGCCATCTTATTGCTCACTAAAGTTGCCACAGGGAGTAAATAGACATGGCTTTCTTTCCAATTGTTAATCAAGACTTCGCAAGTCTGGCGTTCTCGCCTACTTGGGGCTATGGTGACGTTCCCGTTACCATGCAGTTTCAGTTAGATAATTTACCAATACCGTCCACACAAACATATGCTATCGGTACTCTGCTTGGACAAAGCGCAGCTACTCCGGGTAATCTGTGTATCTACGATTATACCCTGCAAGATACCCAACCGTTTAAAGCTGTATTCTTTGACGAAACAGCACCAGTGGAAGTTGCCGGGGTTCAGTTTGGCTTTATAAATTGCGCTATTAACGACAGGCCAAGTACGTTATGGCTCTATTCGATTATTAACGGTGCAAATAGCGGTACTGCCGATATTGACAACTTAGTTACTTTGGGATGGGCAAGTATTGTCTATCAGTATGAAAATGGTAATGCAATCAAATTAGTCCAATTCAAGGGCATGGGAACAGGGGCATAATATGACAACTCAAGCAACAAATCCGATAGTCGCACTATCCGCACTTAGGAACGCCAGTCGTTCCGACAAAGCCCTGGGGATTGAAGAAGCATTAAAATATGGTGGCGTTAGAAAAGCCTCAGATATTGTTAATACCAGCTTCTCCTCATCCAAAAACCTATTTATGGCATCCGACAATGTGCAGAAAAACCTCATTGCCCTGGGTGCTACCGGCGACCCTTTATTAAATGGTACGAGTTTGATTACCGGTGTTATGGAACAAGTAACGCCATATATCCAAATGACTACCGTGCGTGAGCTATTCCCCGAAGCCGAGTATGCCAGCCAACGCTTGTTACTAGACATCTTCGACCCAATTACAGGTATGACACATAATACTGCATTGGACGAACCTGTACCGGTTATTCAAAAACGAGGTATCGTAACCGAAGAATTTCAACCAGCTACCTCTCAAGAAGTATTAGAGATCAGCCAGGAAGAAATACTATTTTTACGTAATCCTGGCGACCAAAATATCTCTGTGCGTGGCCTAGCTACATACATGGCTATGTGGTCAGAACAGTTATCCCATCGTGGCTTAGTTAAGCAATTGAATGACATCTACACGGCATTATTTACCAATCAATATACCTGGAAAAACAAGGTTATCAGTTATGGTATCCCAGGTGGTAATACCATTGATACCAGTGCATTATCGGGTAATTGGGGTACGATTACAGCATCGAACATTACACCAAATCCATTAGCTAACCCAATTTTGGACTTGTCAATCATCCTTAACAACATCTTAAAAATGTACCGTGGCTTAAAGATGAAGTTAATCATGAATTATAATACCAATCAGTTGATTTGCCAAAATCCTAACGTTATCAGCCGTGTACCATTTATCTACGCTAACAATAGCCTGGTAAGTCCGGCAATGACGGGTGGTGTTACTGCGGATACCTTACTTAAATACTTCCTGGGTGGTGATTTGGGTGTTGAAGTTATTATTGATAATTCTACCTACATTGCTGACGTAAATGACCCTAATGGTTATTCAGCCGGTGCGGTTAATCCAATTCTGCCTAATTATATGATTTGGGTATATATTGATACTGACGGCTTCGGTAAACCTTTGGGCGAATATGCTTATACCCTGGCTGTACAAAATGGCGGCACAGCTAATCCTAAAGCGGGTAAATACTTCTACCTGGTTGATACGAGTATTAGCCAGACTATAGATGGCATTAGCCAGCCCAGGATTTTCTTAGGCCACGGCTGGAATGGCTCACCTCGGATAATGCGTCCGAATGATATATGGCATATTTACGTGGGTAGTTAAAACGATTCAACGGTGCTTGTGTCTAAATAGGTGGTTTAATGGCCACCTATTCTTTTATCCGTGTTCTATCTGCAAATCCACTTAAAACTTTAGACAACATGCAATGTTAATATTATCAAAATAATAAATCATTTAAGGATACACAATGGAAGCGACACAAGCAAAAAAAGATAGCAAAGCCAAACCAGCAAGAGCGGTAAAAACCTTTAAAGGCCAGGAGTATTTGGATGCTGAGTCAAGTATTGCGGATGAAGTTACCAAGCCGGATGATATTATCAAGATTAAGTTTAATCACCCTATGCGGAACGCTAAGATTACCCCACAGGAGTTTAAGCTATGCCAGCAAGAATACTTGGTAGGGATTGAAAAGGAACACGGGCGTAAGATCGCTTTCCCAAATGAGCAGCAAATGGTAGAAATGTATATTCAGGAAAAGCATGGTCAGCCATATATTTACCTGGTAGGCATGGAATATGAAATGAGTCGCACCGATGCAGAGCCGTATCTGGCTAAAACCCGGCAAATGATAGACCCGAAAAAACAACGTTATATTGGTGATGTAAAAGCCGACTTACACAGATACCTGGTTGATTTCCATTTTGCGGAAATTGTAGTAGCCTAATCATGACTAATAACTCAAGCCTGTATAGCCCACAATATACCTCACTCGAAGAAGTGAAGTTAGAGCTTGAGGGTAAGATTAATTTTGATAATGTGAATCCTACCGCTGTATCAGACAATGAAGTTTTAGACAATATTGAGGATGGCGAGGCAGCAATCGAGTTAAAGCTATCCCGGCAATACCTGACTCCATTTGTAGGATGGGATGCAATTACCGGAATGCCGGACATACCATTTGACAACATCGTACCCAAATCAACGATTAAATACATTACCAAACTATGCCTGTTAAAGACCTGTATCTTGATAATGCAGACGGTGTTTGGTAAGTCTGAGGGTGTCCGGGGTTCAACTTATCTGGCAACCTATGAGGCCGAATTAAAAGCATTACTCGATGAGATTGTCCAGGTTGACGAGAAGTCAGGCCAATACCTTAGTCCACCATTACCCGGATTAGCATGGAATCCCTATGCCTCATGGTTTCGCCCAGGTATCCCTATGCCACGTACAGCCGTTATAGGTATAGCCAGTGGTTCATATGGTAATCAGATACTAGGCAGACAGCCTAATGCGGTAAGCAATTGGTTCTTTAGGGGATGGGGTTACAACTGTAATGGATATAGACGGGGCAATAGATAGGGCTTTAGTTCAGTTAGCTATAGAAATTGAAGAAGTTAAGCGCAGTTATTTTAGTGAACAGGGTAAACCCGGGGCGAATTGGCAACCATTAAAACCCAATACGATTAAGTACAAAAAAGCCAATAAGAACAAGTTTAATACTGAAACCGGATTACTTCGTGACAGCATTAAGATAGATGTTAGGCGTTATGGCGATAGTATCTACATTAATTGTGAAATGGAACACCGGGAAGGTGATGAGGCCATAGATCAGTTGATATACGAATATGGTAGGGATTTCTTGAACTTTGATGATAAAGACCAGGAATGGATAACTAGCCGGTTAGGTGAGTTAATAGGGAAAGAATTGAGTGGCAGCACAGCAGTTCCTTAATGCCAATGATTCATTGGTGGCAATGACTGAATACAATTGGATGACATATTTACCGTCCAACCGAATATGCAGCGCATTAGCTACTACACTTGCTGCCAATAAATATATTAACCAGGTATTTGGTTTATCCATAGCATCATATAGGCGGGATGACTTTACCACTAAGGAACTACCTGCATTGTCGATTTACGAACCTACGGATGCTGGTAAGAGCCGGTTTTTCCCGTTAAATGGTTCAATAATATTTGATATATATTTACCGATAAGAATAACCCGGCAGGAAACAGAACGAATATTTAATACATTAGGCCAGGCAGTAGTGTTGATATTTCAGCAACCATCATTCTTTTATAACCTGGGGCAGAACATGATACCGCTGCCACCAACTACGAGCCAGATTTATAACGATGTTTTAACGTATAAACAAGAACATGGCTGTCCATTAGTTAACATCGGGGATAACTACGAGATTACTCAGCCGGTAAAAGCGAGTATAGGAACAGACCAGGGAATTGCCGATGCTTGGAAACAGCAGATTAGGTTTACTTACCAAACGGATTTAAGTAACTTCTATGCGATGTTAGAAGGCTTCGGGATTAGCTTTGACTATGATCCTAACACTATAGTGTTTGAACCATTGGATGACTTTGCAGTAACAATTACACCGGAGTCCGCGATAGTACCTATAAGTGAGTCATTAACTGCGTATATTGTAACTACAGCCGAGGGGTATTCGGATAATGGATTACTGGTTATCCCGGAAGGCATTACCTATCAAGGTATTTTGCTTGGTAATAATTCGGTGGAGTTTCGTGTACCGTTGGCCTTATCGCCGCCTGTATATGGAAAAGTCAGTTACTACTATGTAAATGTAGTTACTAGCAGGTATCTGTCAACTGGTGTCTTGATGATAGCTAGTCCGGCAACAACAGGATATGGTGCGGTATTAATTGGCGATAATGGTTATGTTTATAATGTTACATATGATGGCACTGTGTTTTATCCGCAGAGAGTTTATATCTCGGCTGTAACAGCATCCTCTGTGTATCCGGTGAATGGCACATTATTAAGTAAAGCATATGCCACTGTAGGCAATGCACAAATACTTTTTGGTATTGACGGAAATATTTACACAATTATTGTACCTTAATTTTAAAGGATTAAATCATGGCATCAAGCCCATTTGTTATCAATACGCGGATTCCGTCAGTACAAGGGAATCAGGCAATCCAAGCCACGCCTCCATTGCCTACGCCACAAAATAATATCTTTGTCTATGGCAATCAGTTTACTAAAACATATTCACCTAATGATGGTACTCCGGTATTAGCCCCGACTGTGGGATACCCTAGATATGAGTTCTATAAAACATATAAATTACCGGCTAAGTATCTTAATGACCCATTTGGCGCATTGTCATACTTTGATTTATGTGGTTTCACTGTAGGCTATGGCTATACCTATACAGAAACACTCCTTAATGCTGCCGCCGTAGATATTACTACCTATGCAGCAAGTGATAATGTAATTGTTTATTATACTGCATCGTCAGCGTTGATTGCGCCTATGGTCGGTGCGGCAGTTACCGGCACATTTGATGATACGACCCAATCAGTTACCGGCACATTTGTATCGGCAGCCGTTGGTACATTCGTTAATCCACCAAATACTACAGCCGGTACATATGATAGCTACGTTATCCTACATAGTTCTAGCTTTGCAACCGTAGCCGCCGCTGATACAATTGTTATTACATTTACCAATGCCGGTTTATTAACGCCTGACCCAACTCAGACCGACCCGTTCCTAATGAATATGTATCAGACGTTACAGGCTGCATTGATACCGATTAATGCCAATTCTACAGTAGCAACACCAAATGTATGGTTCTCATTATTGCCTCAAGCTGGAGTCAGTGGCTACTTTGGGGCAACAGCAAGTGCAGAAACATTGACAGGATGTACCTCAGTTGGTTCACTAGCGAGTGGCAATCAACAGATTATATTTGCCTTACCATCTTTAAATGCCAATCTTGTGCCATTAAGTCCATTAGGTGCAACAACCATTACCCAGGCAACCAGTTTGGCATCTGGTACGGTGAGTTCAGCATCTATTAATGGGGGTAATCTGGTCGTGCAAATGACTGGCGTAACAACAGCATTTGTGGATACTGACGTATGCACATTACATTTAGATGCTACGCAAACTATCTTTACATTCCAACAGGCTTTGTTTGCTAATCAAAATTTATCATTGCAACAATTGCCATGTATCTACCCAATATTGAGTAATACTAATCTTACTACAACATATTTACCAATCTTCACCTATGTGGCTGCACTGAACGAACCAGCTACAGCCCAGAATGGTCAGGCTATTTGCCAAGTACCATTTGCCAACATTACGATAGCCTTAAACCTGGCGGCAACTACATTACCGTCAGCTACTAATAGCTGGCAGTATGAGCCTATCTATTATCCATATGTGCCGCAAGTGGGTGATTTACCATTAACAACCGGACAATTAGCCTGTGCCTATGCAATGGTGGTCGGTTCTAATGTAGCACCATTAAACCCACAAGCAGGGGTAGTTATAAATGGCTTGCCGGTATTAGCTAATACTGCAAATTATGTATCTACACAGATTAATGGCATTGCTGATCAGGTTATGCAACTTGGCTGGAATGTGATTGCGGTTAATAATAATCAACAGGCATATGTGGTAAATCCATTAACCGGACAAACTACATTGCCAGGCTTGCCTACGCCGGATGTGGAATTTTTCTATGAATATGTATGGCAAACTGTAGATTATCTGCGTAAGGGTATTACCTTAATCTGTCAAGGAATTGGTTTAGGCCAGGTACGGCAAACATCCAGCGTAATAGCTACGCTGAAAGCACAGATTATATCATTCATGCTGGACATGCAAACCCAGGGTATGTTGTTAAATGTAGCACAAAATGAGGCATATCTAACTATTGTGCAAGACCCGACAAACCCACTTGGTATAGATATTGGCGTACCTACTCAAATCGTACCGGGCTTAGAAGATATTTACTATACGCTCAATATTTTCTCCAGTACAGTTACTTTACAAACAGCGGCATAAATGTTTCACGTGAAACAATTTTAAGGACATATTATTATGGCTACAAGTGCAATAGGTTTCTATTTCGACCGATTCCGGGTTCTGGTTGGTGGTCAGGATTTCGCCCAGGCCCCGGGTAATATTCTAAGTCTTGCTGTATCACAAGATGGTGGATTAACGTGGGTAGATGGGTTCAGTCCTAATCACATGCCTCAAGGTGTACTCCGGGCGAATACCCATACCGTGTTTCGGATTACCGAGAATCTGCAATACAATGTAATCCCGATAGACTTCTCAGCTATTGATTACAGCGCATCGAGCGTGGATATTCAGTTGATAGCGCCGAATAGTCAGTATGCTGCGGATGTGTATGCCGGTGGTAGTGTGTATCTTTTGAAGTCGGTAGCTTGGGCGGCTGACAGCTTAGGGGCGCAATATGCGGTTAATGTTCGCAGGGATTTAGATTTCTTCGTAGTAGGTGGAAGTTATTGGCTGACGGTGTAAAATGTTTCACGTGAAACAATATTGAATAAAATATAAAGGTAAATAAGTGGCTGACAAAAAGCAAGGGTGGAATAAACAGGAATGGATAAATGAGTATTCCAAGCAGGATAAACGACTACAATCATCAGCAGTACAGCGTGAGTTAATTGCCAATGATGCCGGGATTAGTCTTGAGCGAACGGCTAAGATAGGTCGTGGAGTACGTGAGATACACGATGTGCAGATATTTGGCGATACCGTACCTATGCGCGTATTATCCATGGATGAGGAACGTAGGCTACGCCATGCAACCCATATAGACATGAAGGCATACCCGGAGTTTGATAAACAATCTAATGAGTTTGCCATTGAATTTAATAAACAATTGCTGCGTAAAATGGTGAGTTTATCCACAAGCCCATGCCCTGAATATGTATCTGACGAGATGAGATTCTTTACTGAACGGGATATAGGGGCATTACCGGCCACTACATTTGCTGAACTAATTAATATATACCGTACCTTTGAACTGGAATACAACCCGGACGTGAACCAGATTGACGAAAAGGAGGTATTGACGTTAATTGGCGAACTACGCGACCCTGAAAAAAAGTCAGCATTGATACGTGGTATGACATTCTCTCAGCGTGGGGCAGTTCTGAGCAGATTGTTAGAGATAGACACCGAACAAGAGGACAATTCACATTTATCGAGCTTATTGAACGACTCAAATCTCGACAAAAAGACCGAGCTACCTTAGAACAAGGCAGGAAAGTTTTAGATCAATTAGCAGCGACTAGCAAGGATAGGCGTAATGGCAACCAGTAATACAATACACATAGATGTTCAAACATCGGGCGCTGGTGTAGCAGCCGGTGGCCTATCCAATCTTGACAGTAATAAACTATCATCAGCAGTAGATGCCTTAGTAAAAGGCATGTCGAGTTTTGATGAAGCCGTCAAAAACTTTAAGACTGCAACCGAAAAACAAACAAGTACACAACAACCCTATGGCAAACAACAGCACCAAGAAGCAATGACCGAGCGGGAACGACTTAGATTAGAGAATAAGCAAGTTGGTAGTGAGGGCGCAACTAATGTGCAACAACAACGTAATTTCAAAGGTTATCAAGATGCCGTTACCCGGGCTAACCTGGAGAAGCAAAGACATGACAATAAGATAGACCAGGAAGCGGCTAAATTTGATATATGGAATCAAAAGCGCGATCGGATGCAAGAAGAACGAGTAGCTAGACGGGGAAACTTTTGGGGTGCTATCGGTACTGTAGCTGGCGTAGCATTAGCCTCTACAGCACAAGCTAATTATTTCACTGCACAAAAAGATATAGGTTTGGCTTTAATGCAGAATCCCATGCAAAATGGCTATAACTATGGCGGCACGTATGAAGATATTACCAATATAAATGCCCGGCAGAAGTTTGGCGCTGTCACAGCAGGACTAACTGGCGCTGGTGGACTTATAGGATTAGCCTTAACACGTAGTAAATCAGGAGCGTTAGCCGGTGCAGCAATTGGCGGTGGCATAGGTGACGTATTTGGAACATATGGGTTAGGCAGGACTGAGCAACAATCCCACGCCCGGAGCATAGCCTTAAATAACACAATGCGGATGGAATCATTACGCGGCACAGATATACCTGCCTATACTATTGCATCCGGTGCAATGAATACCCATAAGATGACTGATATTGAAGTGCCGTTTATCCAGGCCGTATCTAAGGCGGTAGGTGTATATAATAATAACAGCACAGAAATGGCAAAGCTCACTAAGCATATTGTCAATCTATCCCAGGCTGCGCAGTGGGATGTTGGTACTACCACACAGGTTGCCAGTGCATTGGGTTACATGTCCAAACAAAGCGGATTTAACTATGACAATATTACCCGGACATTTGCCGGAGCTGGTGTCACGGATTATGCCGGGGGATTGCAAACCGCCATAGGGTTACAGCAATCAGGATTTAGCGCACCCCAAGCAATCAAGATGGCAGCACAATATCAGCAAATGACCCCACAGTTTGCCGGAGCAGCTACTAATTACTTTAGTGATATATCTGGCCGGGGTACGTCACAAATGTTAAGTAAAGCAACCGGGTTTAACTTCGATGCCATATTAGACCCCGGAGCTAAAGGACACCATGCAGCGTTATTACATGCCGAGCAAGCCCGGGATGAAGCCGTCACCGCTTTAAATAATGGCAATCCGACTCAAGCTATATTTTTAGATAAATTATTCCAAACCGCGTCACAAAATAAAATAAACTTAACTACATTGCCGGTAACGGGTACGGATTTTGAATCAGTGGCCGTAGCGTCAGGCAAGATTGGTACAACCGGTAGGCAGGCCGGATTAAATGCCATAACTAACCAGGTAACTGCCGATGCACAAGTAGGCATAGTAAATGGTAAAGCGGCTACAGCATTGAACGCAATGGTTGACAATATTACCGCAGCTAAAGATTCATTGGGTGGAATGTCACCGGTAGTTAATAGTGCAACGCTATCCTTACAGAATTTTATAAAAGTGCTTAATCAAGCTACAGCATTTGCGGTAGCGGGTTCTACAGGCAGCATGTATAGCCCAAAATGATGTGCCCCGTTGGGGGCGTAGCCAAAATGATAAGAATGGGTAAGTCCACCAAAGACATGCTCAAATCAATAAACAAGACCTATGGAACATTGATAATGAAAGCACATAGAGCATACCCGGATGTACCAGCAGATTTGATAGCCAAAGTAATAGCTTTAGAATCCAGTGGCCGGGCATGGATAACTTCACCAGATAAGGGGATGGGCTTAATGCAGTTGATGCCAGGTACGGCCAGGGATTTAGGTGTTATTAATCCATACAATCCAGAGGAGAATATTATGGGAGGGGCTAAATATCTGAGTCAGTTGGAAAAACATTATCAGGGTGATACGGATAAGGTATTGGGTGCTTACAACGCCGGACAAAATAGAGTAGATAGAAGTGGGCTAGAACATGTACCCACTATCACTAAGACATACATTAAACGCTATCATGATTTGGATAATTTATAATGGCTTTACAATCACTCGATGGCACTCTAGGGGTATTATCCGAAGCTAATATAATAGCTACGGAACTCGGTATAGATAATTGGCAAATAGTCCAGGGGTCGTACAATGGCTGTGTATTCCATGTTGTGCAATCCATAGCCAGCCGCTTGAATGATACACTTAATCCTGCAGCCGGGATTATAGATTCAACCACTGCATTAATTGGTGCGAGTACCGAAGAACCGGGCATATCCGATAATTCCAACTTACCCTATGGCACATCAACTACCAGTACCAATATCCTGGATATGGGGCGGCGTAAATTAGTTATCCATCAATTACCCAATAATGAGGACGTATTTGAAGATTTAGGCTGGAATGGTGAGATATTCATAATTCAGGGTATTATCTTTGGCGCAGCATATTCCCAGGCATTAAATAATATCCTTAACGTCTTTCTTAATGATTCTAAAGCCCTGGCTAATCAGCGGAATGTACTGATACATCCAATTCTAGGTACAATACAAAGCCCGACCTATTTAATGGCCTATAAGCGTATCCATGCACCAAATTGCTGGCGTAGCTGCATGTATGAGTTTGTATTCAGATCGGCAGCACCAGTTAGCTTATTATCCAATGTAACCAATACATCAGTGTTCAATCTTAATAATGCGATTAGTTCTACACTATCTATTGGCACATCGCTATTGAATACCTGGAGTACCGTTACCGCATTACAAGAAGCCTTAAGTACCAGTTCGAGTAATACATTGCCTACCTATACAGTTAACCCTAATTCATTTTCCAATACGGGTAATAGCTATACGGTGCAACAATACCTGGCAACATTCCAAAGTGCAATACAAGCAGCGGTGAATACCAGTATCACAACTGCACAGCTAATGGCGAATAATTTACAACCTGCCGGATACCAGAATGTTGCATTAAACCAGTATCCGACTACACCTACAACCGAGATACCGTCATATTTCTACTTTATAAGCAACATGACACCATCGGATGTGAATAGTATTATCAACAACAATAGCGAAGTTATCACCGCTACAATAACTACAATGCAGACGATTAATGATAATGTAATTTACGATAGCATAAGTAATCTCAACGCATTACAGGCTGCTATTATCAATCTGGCAACCATCTTGCTTAATAGTTATTATGGCACTATCCGGCAATATACTACCCCATACGATATAGACTTAATCAGTGTATGTGTATTAAATAACCTCGACCCGACATCCCAAAGTAACATAATCTACATGTTGAATAAAGCCCTTATTGACAGTGCTAACTACATACCTAAAGGAACTATATTAACCATTCCAGTCAGCCAGAATATCAGCGGCCAGGTTATTACCCAATGAGCGTACAAAATATTTCACAAATTCTTTACTCATTTTCAATCGAACCAATATTAACAGGCGGTGTATCTGGGGATGCTGGTAAATTCCTAACCCTGGGGGATGGACAAAAGGTTACAAGCATTAATTGGTTTATCATAGATACCCAACAAGCCATGCAGATCATGAGTAATGGTGCGGATATATCAGATAGCTATGATGAGATAAAGTTCGAGAGCTTTAACATAACGAATAGCATCTTTAGTCCAATTGGCGTATCCACATTCAACTGTATTATAGATGCATCAACTACCGGCTCAACCTACAATTATGGCAACCCGATTATAGATGTTATCCGTGAAGGTGACATATTCCGGGCATACTATGACAGCATCAGTAACAATAACCCGCAGCAATTAATGGTAGGTACGATTGAGAATATATCCATAACTTATAATCTGGGGGGATGTAAAATTACCTTCAATGTAGGCTATTTACCCAACATCTTAGCACGTAGCCAGTTAGTGCAAACCCAGGCACAAGCCCAGGTAACAGGTACAACATTACAAGGCTTTGCACCACAACAAGTAGTATTTGGCACGTTCCTCCATGAACTACTCAGTGAAACCTATATCAATCAAACTACCGGTAATACCTATTATTATGGTGGTAAAACAGGTGGAGTGTTTGAAGTGGTCGCAGCGGGAATGGCAACAGCTAATAGCCCAACAGCTACATCCGGGAGTGCTATTAATGCCGACTCGTATGTATTTGCGGTAACTGCACCGACTGAGAGTAAGTTATCCACCATCTTACAAATCCTCTATCCATACCAACGGGTGTTTTATGTAGATACCAATGGCGACTTAAACATTACCCCACTAACAACCTTTTATGATAATACCGAGCAGTGGTCATTAGATATTAACGGTAATCCCAATGCCATACCGTGCGATAGTATAACGCTTAACAAAAATACGACTGTATTACAAAACCGGGCATATTGTGCCATGAATCAATTATTGGTGCAATTCGTAACCCAGGGTATAACCGGGGCAAATCCGGCAGCAACCGGCGTGGCTATAGCTACCCCAACCGGACAGGCGGCAACATTATTCCCCCGCGCCTATGACATGGTACAAAGTGGGTTAGGCTTACAAACAGCTTTCTCGGTTCAATCATTTAATGGCGATTCTATCTTGCAAAATAGTGGATTATTAAATACCGCCGTTGCATTAGGCCAGCAATCCTTACAAGGTATGAAGATATTATTTAATATCAGTAATCAAAATGTGGCCGCAACATCATCATACCTTGCTACATTAGACCCACTTAAATACATGATGTCGGTATATGCCGGACGACAACTGGCCGAGTCATTAATGAATGACTTATTGGTTGATATAACCATAGATACGATCTTAACCTATAACGACAATTTAGGGCGGTTCAGGAAAATACCACTTAACCAAACAGTCACCGTGCCACCGGTAAGTAATAAAAACTATGATGGCCAGGCAAACCTATTTTGCTATGGCTTTAACTTATCATTTGCTATGGGCGATGGTTCTAAAACTACCCTCAATCTGTGTAAACCATATGTCTATACCTGTGCCTGGTGCGATGAGCTTTATTCAGTCTAGCACTTAAAACTTTGAAAATTCCCTATGATACTATTGCAAAAACAGAGGATGCACAATGTCTAGCTTTAATGGATATATTACTAAAAGCCAACTAAATTTAGGTACGGGCAACCCGGTTGTATCTTGCACATTAAATTACAACACCCTGGATGGCTATGCTGTAGATAATATGCCGCTCATTCAGCCCTATGGCTATACATCCTTGCCACCGGATAATACCTCATGTACCTATACCAGCTCCGGCAATGGCTATTATGATGCCTTTGTCAGCGGATTTACCAATCAACAGGCTGATACCAGCAATCTTGATGGCTTGGTAGCAGGTGAATCAGCAACCTGGAATAGCACTAATTTTACCCGGCAACTAAAGCTCGGGGGAGCGTTTGATTGCTTTACAGGTGCGATGGCGAAGATAACTACGGCGGCAATAAACGGTGGCAATACCAATAAGGTTCTGATTGATTTATGCGCTGAAATAACGGCATTAGAATCATACATTAATGATTTTGTTACGGCATATAATATTCATATCCACAGTGGTGTTACGACAGGTAGTGGCGATTCAGCAGTTCCAACTGTTACAGAAACAGGATATACGCCAACATCAGATTTCAATACGGATAGCACGTTCCTGAATCAATCACCGATTCAAAACTACATTGACTCTAATGGCAAGGTACTTACATAATGGCTACCCTCAGTACATATATCTCAGCCCAAACCGCAGATTACCAATTATTAAATGGTAAGGTGGTATTTGCAAATGAACTTGCGACCGAAGCTTATAGCCGGATTGTAACACCGCTAGGTACGTACATATTCGACCCGACCTTTGGCTGTGAGATACCCGGATGGTTTAATACCCGGATAAAAGTGAGTGCCAATCAAGTAGTGACAGCGGCCAATAACGCATTGCAACCCATGGTAACACAAGGTAGGGCATTATCTGTGGCTACTACGTGCAACAGCATAACCTTAAACTCGGTAAATTTCACGTGTAATATTGTGGATACGAATAACAACAGCTTTCAATTTAGTGTACCGTATATCTCAGGAGTATAAAATTGGCAACACCGCAAACATTCGCCCAATTATTACAAGTTTATTACAACACCTATATCGGGCTTAATCCAAATACTGCGCCAAGCATCCCGGGAACTGACCCATACTTTAAGGGTAATGCTGTAGCACAAGTAGCAGCTAACGCTATTCAAGATACCCAGATTTTGCAAAATAACATCTTTGCGGCATCAAGTAGTGGCGTATTTTTAGATAAGTTCGCCGGTAGCCTGGGTATGACTCCGCGTATGCCAGCATTACCAGCACAAGGATATACTACAGGCTTAACCGCTAATTCCGGTACTACGGCAGCAGCAGCCTTTACCATCCCGGCCAACACCAAGTTAACCAGCAGCACAACTAATCAAACCTACATCGTTCTCCAATCTGTATCTGTTACTATTAGTGCAGTCCTCGCCGATGTGGTTATGCAGGTGCAAGCGGTTAATTTAGGTGCAGGTACGGATAGCCCCGAAGGTGATACACTCACCTTAGTAACTCCATTCGATGTGCCGACCACAAGCCAGATAATATTGTCAGCTACAGTAGCAACCACAGGCATGACAACCGGCTCGGACATAGAGTCAGATAATTCATTAGCCTTACGCATATTCCAGTTTATGATTAATCCGCGTGGTGGTGGTAGTGCAGGTGATTATATTAAATGGTGCTTCCTTGGTTCACCAAATGTTACCCAAGCTGCATGTATAACTACCGCCGCAGGTAATAGCGGTATATTATATCCGATTATCTTTGAAGGTAGTCCAGACCCTAATTTCTATATAGATGGTAATGCCAACAATGATTATATGCCAACCGCAGTACCAATTAATCGCACAGCAATATTAGCTGATATAACGGCAGTTCAGACATACATTACCGGTGTTAGGCCAGTTAATGACAACCCTAATGTGCAAACTGTGTCAACCTATGAATTAGCCGCTACGGATTCGGTACTTGGCACATCCAGCAATTCATTTACATTAAATGTTTCATTAAGCCCAGGGGTATCTTTAACTACCAACATATTGATACCGAGTAACAACACTTACTTAACTGTATCTCAATTAATACAACGTGAATTTAGACGTGCTATTATCGCAACAGTGGCGGGTGGTACTACTATAGCTTACAGTGGCTATGTATCGAGCAGCCCGGCTATAACTACGCCTAATCAGTATATTTTAGTCAGTGACATAGAACGCACAATATTATTAGGACTTGCCAATAGTAATACATTCCAGGGTAACTATGCCTCGGTGATTGTAGCAATGGAACTAGAGTATTTCTACAATGGTTCGGGTACAGCCACATACTATGTGCCAGTGCCAAGTTTACAATCCGGTAATCTATTTCAAAATGTAGGTGGGCAATATCAGGCATATTATGTGTATGATATTAATACCGCGATGGTTAATATTAATGTGGTAACTTAATATGCTTAACACCCTAGTATTATATCTGTTAAACAATCCGGCCTATCTCAACACACCGCAATATTTTCAGATCGGCTATATTGGAACGGATGCATCTTTAAGTGATGTAACATCATCATGCACTATAGAGATATTGCAACCAACCGGGGCTATAATAGTTGATACCAATTATCTACTCTACAATAGCGAGTTACAATATGCAACGATAGAATTAGCTGTAACCTACTCTACATTGCCTATATTCTATTTTCAGTTATGCTTAGTTAGGCCATTCTATTCAGTTACCCAAAAGAACTTGTATAACACCTATCGTAAATATCTACCCCAGAATGTATATACTTCAAGTCAGAGTTCAACATCGCCAGTATTCCTTGATGATACATCTTTAACTACGGTACTGGAACAGATATATGATAATAGCGCAACAGCAGACCCGGCATTTGTTGATCTCAATACCATTGTTAGCCGCTTCTTTCCTGATAGTGGTTATCCGGCCTGGGAGCAATACCTAGTTGGCACTAACTCTTTATACCTTCAAGAAAATGCCGGGTCGAATTATCCATTGTTATTACAAGAGTTTTACCAAACAAATATTAACAATAATACCAATCCGTATTTCCTGGCATTGTCCATATCGCAATATATTTATTACCGATTAGGTGATTTATATTATGTCTATATTGGCGAGGATGTATTTAATATAACTGATGCATTTATCCTTAATGAAAATAGCTTGGGGCATTGCATATTATCCGGTTCAGCTAATGGTTCAACACCCACATTAGTAATAATCTACATTATGAATGGTAGCGGATTATCCTCACAATTTCAAACTGAATTGTATAACTTCGTGCGTAGGATTATGCGTGCCGGAGCTTTAGTACAACTCGATTACACCCATACATTCACTGACTTTGGATTAGCAACTATTGGTAATACCTATTGGCATGACCCTCGGCAGAATAATACATATTGTTTACAATGGAATCCAGGAGATTTAGCCCAAGCATTAGGCTATGCCGGGGGTGGTTCTACAATTACGGTCGTGAGCTTTACGGTAGTTCTAAGTGGTGGGATAGGTACAGGCACAACCCTAGCGCCGAATACTACCTATACAGTAACTATTACACCTGTATTTAGTACACCAACATTATTACCGCTTCCCGCCGATTTATATACCTATTTCTATTCTGAGAACTATGCCGTAATGACCACATTCTTATCTGGCGAAACTATGAACTTTCAAACATTTTCAGCCGGAACAGTAACGATGCAGATATATCTGGGAACGATATTAAATACCATAACCTATACCATTACCTGATATTCCCCTCAAATATGTTTCACGTGAAACATTTATTAAACTACAGTGTACTTAAAACTTTAGTCACAAAACCTAATATGATAGGGTAAATCTATTATATTGGATACTAAATGTCAGCACCTTTATTCACTAGCCAAATATTTGCGAACCTGGAGAATGTATCCCAGTCCAACATGAATAATTTTTGGGTAGATGTCAGCGCAAAACTAACAGCATATTTTGATAATGTTCCGTGCATATGTAGTGGAGTTGGTAATCTTTATACTAACTATGGTCAATCCGGCACAAGTAATACATTTGTATTTACTACTGGATATATAAGATTCCCTGATCAAGACACTATTTTAGGTTCAGAGGTAGTATCTACATTTACCCAATTAACCGGTTCATCAGTAACCATAACCGCTGCATCATCAGCCTCTCAACTGTATGTATGCGCAGAGTTAACCCAAGTAGCATTAGATAGCTACCAAGTAAATAATACAGTTGCAATTAATACCACGGCACAGTTATTATCAGCTACATCCGATACTTTAATACCTTTGTTTGCTATTACCAATATCGCTGGAGTATATACAATATTCACTGACGTTAATTGTGCTTATAACTATGACGGTGTAGTATTACAACAAACCTGTTCTGACTTTAATCGAGAAACCACACCCACACTGGTAAGTAATGCGTACACGTTGAGAATATCTGATACATTTTCATTAATGAACTTTAGTGCCGCAACTGCCGATTTTGCCATTAATTTCCCTGGCGACCCATCAACATTATTTCAAACTGGATACACAGCTTGTATTCTTGATTCTACCAACGGCTATACAGGTACATTGAATGTACCGGTAGCTGCCTCTAATATTACCGCTACCTATTTAGTAGTTGGTGGTGGCGGCGGCGGCGGCGGTTCTGGCGGTACAGGTCATACTGGTGCTAATGGGACTGATGGTGGTAATTCTGGTATAACTGGTGGAGCTTTATCCATACCGCTTGCTTATGGTGGTGGTGGTGGCACAACTTGGGATATTAACGGAGTGATAGGTGGTTCTGGCGGCGGCGGCGGCGGTAATTCTACTGCGGGTGGTAATGGTATTGCTGGAC